CCACTTTGCTACAGTGGCGCGAAGAGCTAGACAGTGCCGCGGAGTCCGGCCGCAGGCCACGTTACGACCCCGGGGAGCACCTCCGGAGGTTAGATGACGTTTCGGCAAAGGTACTTGTCTGGTATCTCGAAGCAGTTGGAGCACCCGTGAGCGTGAAAACCATCTTTGGAATAGTAACACACGTGAGTGGACAATCAACAAAGAAACATTTTGACAGAATCATGTTCTTACTCTCCGCAATTGACGAAACAGTCGATGATGCGTTCAGAGGTAGACCTCCTGAGTTGAGGCCAAAGACACCGTTGGTTGCCGTGTTAGGTTCGTTTTATGAGGACGAGTGGAAAGGCAAGACGGTAGTGCAGATGGTCAAAGCGAAGGAAGATGACCCTGACGCATTCAAGACATCAACTGGGTTCGGTAAGCTAGTAGAGCGAGATGCCTGGGATTACGTGTCCAAGCGTGCTGAGAAGGAGTCGACATTCGGCGGCATCTTAGCGCCAGCGCAGACGCTGCTGGTCGCGATGTTGTGCTGTCCGCGTTCAGACTGGTTCTTTGGAGCGTGGAAGCATTACAGGATGCAGTGGCCGTCAGAACCATTTATTTCACGGCGTTCAGGCGCACTTGGCGAGATCCGGTTTGATACAGCTGCAAACGTGAAGCTGCACACGACGATCGCAGCTGCGTATGACTACGAGAGCTTGTACAACACGACGTTCACACCTGATTGCAACATTGAACTGGTTGCGGCGGCGTACAGAGAGATATTCATGTATCTGTTCCCTGACCCCCGCGCTAGGTTTGATTTGCTGAAGAAGGTGACGGCTTTCTACTTCAGATGTGCGGGGCTTGGAGCGACGGAGGGTGAGCTACCTCAGGTTACGCGGATGACTGAGACGATCAACGGCTTCATCCCGACGAACTATCGACGTACTTCCACGGAGGCGACGATCTATCAGTGGCGAGTGAAGAATGAGCCAGAGTTCGCAGAGATGGCGGCTGTGATCGGGGAAAACTTCGCGAAGGTGATGCATGAGTTGCTGCACCAGAAGAACATTGGTGTGGCGATCGCGTATCGCATGAGGATGGATCCACCGGTGACATGGGTTGGTTACACATTCGGCTCGCCACCAATGGGACACATTGACACGGAGGTGCCTGATACAATTGAGGGGCAAGAAGTACCGCCACCAACTGAGCGCGCGATGTACGAAGCTGGGTACGCCAGGATGCGTAGAGCATTGGATATTGCAAAGGAGGGCGGGGCTGCGCGTGGCGGCTTCCCATCTGAGCAGAAGTCCAGGCTACTTGCTGCGCAAGTCCTTGGATCACGGTCTGCAGGCGTGGGACGCACAGAATTCGATCTGATGGTGCGCGGCGAAGTACGTCAGATTGGCGACACTTCGAAGATTGCATACGCGTGCAAGTATGGTGAGGCGGCGGTGAGTGGGCCTATGGTTCCATCTACTTTTGAAAACCCGCATCCTGTTGGCACGCGTTTCGCAGTGGGCCGAGCACTCCGTGCGATTAATGTCCGTCCGATGCCAATCGCAACGCATGAACGTGTCTTGTTTTGGCTGTTAACGGGACAGCAGCAGGAGCACCCGCGTAAGTATTCATTCGCTAGTCTGACTGCGAACGAAGTGCAAAACAACGGTGCTGCGCTGCAGAGCAGGGCTGATGAGGTGTTGGTGCTTGGGCTGGATTACACGTCCTTTGATGAGTCATCGAAACGCGCAGCTGTGGGTGCTTACGATGTGGGCATGCTTGATGCGATGCCGACTGAGGGCGATGTGCCTTTCAGGGGCTATCCATCACGACGTGCTTTCATCGAAGCTTACCTTGCTGATGGCGTGAATCGCGAGACTTGGATGCACTCTGGCTCAACGGTCGGGTATCCATTGGACCCAGCAGTAATCATGCGCATCGCCGAAGCGAACGCGTCTGGGCAAGAAGAGCTAGTGGAGACGTTGAAGGGCCAAAGGTCGGAGGGTCCGTTGCTGACGAAGGAAGCCAGGCGCATAGTCGCACAAGTTGGTTACTACATCGGCAAGCTAGACAAGATGTTGTCCGGAAAGGGTACCACGCTGGTCGAGAACAACGACAAGAACGAACAGATTTGGACGACGGCTTTCACAAGCGCTCGCGAGAGATTCGATTTCCTGGATGAATCAATGGACGAATACCAGGGTGATGACTC